TATGTATTAACGGCCTTGATTGCTGTTCCCAAGAAACCAGCACCTGAACTAAATGCTGTTCCGTCACCAATGGCTCCAAATACTGATTCCAAACCATCAAGCACCCCACCGGAACCTAACAACGATCCAGTGCCGCCACCAGCCATATCAAGTGGAGATGGCGAGCGATCGTAATGAAGTGTTGCGAATCCTTTGGGCGATCCTTCCGAAACTGTTCCTGCTGAATATATGACTGCTTCATATTCCAGTGTCATTTTAGATTCTGCTGGCTCTGTCGCAGCATAATCCATCGATCCGTGATCCCAGGACTTGATCTTAGGATTAATTAGTGTGTATCCTATGAATCGTCTCCTCCCCATGGTGTATAGCGTAACAGATTTAAACAAAGGAGTGGTTATGTCTGCATCTAAACCGTATCTAAATGTATCCGAAGGAGTTCCCATCTTTCTGTATTGATTGGCATCATAGGCCGAAGTGGGCAAGTTTCTATCCTTAACATAGTATCCATAATAGATGGCCCATAATGCACTAATTACTCCTTGATTATCGTCATGAAACGAAAGACTCACGGGTTCATAATTAATCATTTTATAAACAATTCTTTTTCTATTATATTGATTAAATGTTTCGGTATCAAAATTAAACTTTGGTAAATCTGCTGTCTTAACCAATAGTCCAACTTCTTCTGTATGTTTTTGTGTAAAATTTGCTGCCTTGTGTGCAGTCTTATCCAATTCTATTCTAAGATAATAGTTAAATTTTGTCTTGGGAGCAAGCCTTAGATTATCGTCTATAAACAGTCGGGTAGCGTGCTGATAGTTTGACACTAATCCTTTTGGATTCGTAATACCAGTAAATATGTCTGTAAGAAATCTAGTGAATTTATTTGCCATACTAGTATTTAGCCATAAAAAAAGCCCGGAAAAAATCCGGGCTTTTTAATTTCAATACTAAAACTAGTATTAGCCCTGACCGCCGCCAGCACCAGTAGTTGATTCGCCAATGGTTCTTTCCACTGCCGCACCAATACCAACACCAACGCCAGTTTCGCCTGCACCCCACTGTGTCATGTTATCAAAGCGGATTGTTAATGCAACACGCATGTCTTCGTTTGTTGCATAGTTAGCGTCACCGTAGTCAACGTTAGTTAGGAAACAACCATAAAGGTTAGCGGTTTCTAACACGTTAACGCCTGCTGGGTTACCACCGTTACCACCGTCTAATACTTCAATCTTAGTGGTAAATTTGTAGTCAATACCAGATCTTGCAGAAGCCTGTTCAACAAAGTCGAATTGTTTCTGAACCTGTTGTCCAACAAGTTTTTGAACTTCGCCACTAGCGTCATCACGCAAGTTAAGCGTGATAGTTTCAAAGGTATACTTACCTGCTAGGTAAACCTTTGAGTTGTAAACGTCTAGCGTCATTTCTTCAAAACCAACTTTTGGTCTTGCAACGTCAACTACTTGTTTTGTCAGTTCAGTGGCAGCCGCAACTCCGAATCCAAGTAAAGTAACGCGGAAGCGATACTTTAATTTTGGCATCAAGAGCACTTGGTTGCCTGCGTCTGTAGGAACTGAAAAGTTATTTAATGATGTAATAGGCATGTCTTATATCTCCCCTGTGTTCTTGACACGCAACGGTATGTAGATAAACTCAATAGCCTTGACTGGTTCAATCGCAATATCAACATATAGTTCATTACGATCAACCCTTGCCGGAGTATTGTTTGTTTCATCACAAACTACTGCGAAATCGTAAAGAGCTCTCAGACCAACCAACTCGAGTAATAAACTCTCAACTGCTTGTTTGATCTCGTCTCTAGTGATTTTATCATTTGGTTCAAAGATATACGGACGAGCCAATTTGCTTAGTTGGCTACGTAGGTATACTACCAAACGTGCTACGTTGATTCTATCTAGCGCAGAAGCATTTCTTGCTCTTGTCTTCTGACCGTAGTTTACAAGACCAACACCATTAAAGAATGTTACTGGGTTAATCTTGAGATCATACAACGTGTCTCTTTGTCCTTCATTAAGCGCAACTGTTTGGAACTCTCCTGTGTCAGCGTCGATATAACCAACTGCTGTAGCATTTGAAATTCCACCACGTCTTGTGCCTGCTGGAGCAAACCATGGGAACGATACTTGATCGCTTAGTGCAATCGTTCTCATCATCATGTGTGATGCCGGAACAACCGCATTTGAACCGCCCAGGTCAGTTGTAAATCCATTTGGATAAAACGTTGCTAGGTATTCGTCATAGGTTACAATGCCATCGTCACCGTTGTCAGTAACTAGGTTAGCATTTGATCCCCAGTTCGTTAATGTTGTAGCGTCCGCTGCCAATCTTAATGGTGTATCACCGATAACAAACGCTGTTAAGCCTCTGTCAATGTTAAGATTAACTAGGTTACTCATAAGTTCTGGATAACCAGGAGCAGCAATGATGTTGAAGTTTCTTCTTTCTTCATCACGTATTTGGCCGCTTGTGTCAACCACGCTCTTCATTCTTTGAACAACAACCTTACGCTGTGCCTTTCTTCCGAAAGAACCTGAACCGTCTTCGTTGTTACCTGATTCTGTAACCCAACGGTCAGTAGCATATGAATCCATTGCTTCGCTATTATTGAAGCGTGTGTTGTCTGCTGTTGTGTCAATGTAGTTGTTGGCATAACGCTTAACGTTACCACCACTTCTACGTAGATTCCATAACAGCATGCCCTGTGGATACAGTGCTGGGTCTGGAGCATCTGGATCTAAGAAGTCTACCTTCATTAGGTCCTTGATTGTTGCTGCTGTGTTACCAGTAGCACCAGTTGAACCATAACGTGCATCCGCAAACAGAATTCCGTCTTCAGTAGTTTGATCAGTCTTGTCAACTAATACCCATCTTTCTGAAGCAGGTCCTGATTGGTTGCTGTCATACTTGTAAATTATTGGATAGTTTTCAATATCCGCTGTGCTAATCCAAATATCGCCATCTACAGTAGTTCCTGAAATGTAAGGATTAGAAGCAGCAACGATTGGTGTGTATCCAACTCTGTCGCTAGCCGCTTCAGTGTATGGACTTGTTGCACTTCTGTATCCTACCCATGTTGAACCATCATGTATCATGATATCAACTTCAGAAAACTCTGGGTTATACCAAAGTTGTCCATCTGCTGGCTCTGCTTCTGGATTGTCTGCACTAGCATAAAAATCACTTGCTGAAAGTGGTTGCCAGTTAGAAGCAAGATATCTATTCTCAGCAGTCGAGTCATCAGCACCCGGTGCTAATTGACTTTGTCCTGCTGTTAGTGAAGCATCTGATAAGTTATAAAAGTTTGCAGTTCCTTCTGCTGTATCGATGTTGTATGGTGTAAACAATGCACCAATTGCATCTCTACCCACATCACGCAATCTAATTTCACCACCTGTTTTGTGTGAAATAGTTACTTGATTGTTTGCTGTTACTGCTGCTTCCACATTTGTTAAGCCTGCTGCGTTAATAGCCGCTGCCATTGTGTTAGCATCGCTACTTGCACCTGAACTTGTAAATGTTACGCTTACTGCTGAGTTCAATGCTTCCTGTCCTTGAATTGATTCTTCAATCTCGAACTGGTAATCATCTGCTGTTAATTGTGTTGCTACAACTGCTGAAGTAATTGTAGTTACTCCTGTGTTTGCTCTGCGCCATGCGCGGAATACCGCCGTTGCTGGTGAACTGTCATATGCACTGTGTTCAAATGCATTTGTTTGAACGAATAGGCTGTCAACTGCTAGGTTAGCACCTGCACCACTTCTGTCCAATGAATAAATTGCACTGTGACCATTTGCATATAACGGAGCATCTACTGATACCCAACTTGTTGTTGCTGAATCCCACTTGCTTGCTCTCCATCTTGATCCATTGTTTGGTTCTGTAGTCTTAATCCAAACAGATCCAGTTGGTCTAGCATCAGCATCACTTCCTGGAGTTCCTTTCCACTGTGGAACTAATGTGTGTGGGTTTTGATACAATTCTGGACCCTTGTATGTTGCTGCACTAATTTCTAGTTCAGTAAGGGATGCCGTTCCTGCACCAATTGTAATTGTGTTAGCATTAGAATTACTAGTTCCGTCTGTGTAAATTCTAACTGTAGAATTTACGTTCTTTGCAGTAATACCTGTAATTCCATATCCGTTAATCTGAGTTACAATTTCGTCAACTGTATCACCGCTTGTAATAGTTACAGTTGTTCCATTAATTGTAAACGTTCCTGCTGCTGCTGTAATCTTGGCACTTGATAACTGAGCAGTTGTAATTGTTGGATGACTTGCTCTCCATTCTGCTGATCCTACCAATACCCAATCACCTGCTGCAACACCTGCCGCTGTGTTACCTGCTGACTTGTAATACATTCTTGCTGGATCTTTTGAGAATGAAAAACTTCCTGTTGCTGCTGTTCCTACTGTTTCAAAAACAACCGCATAGTCACCAATTGAACCTACAGAACCTAGTGGAGCGTTGCTGCTAATTTTGGCAGCGTCATCATCTGTTAAAACGATAGGTGCCTTGTTAGCAAATTTCTGTCCACCAGTTGTGCTGATTGCAGCACTATTCCATTCCTGGATTCCCCATTGTGTAGAGCCTGTATTAATCCACCAAGTTCCGTCTGCTGGATTCGCTCCCGGAGCCTCTGCTGTTCCTTCAAGTTGTCCTAGGTCTAAATTTGCTCTAACTATGAAAGCCGCATTTGATACGCCTAGTAAACTGTATGCTGCTAATAGACCATATTCATTAAGTTCGCTACCATGAATTGGTGTATTGCTCGCTGTCTTTTCAAAGTTTGGAACTCCGAAAAGATCTACTAATTCTTTTTGTGATGTTACTTTAAATGCAGAACCTGCATTCGCCGCCGTAGTTGCCGAAGCAACGCCAGTTCCTGCGGCATTTGTTTTATCTTGCGCTGTCGCAACGACGATTAGCGGAGTTGTTCCCGGTTCAGCCGGGGTGTAAAAACTCTCGTCAATTACCGTAACTTCTACGCCGGGTGATGTAAGTGCCATTTACTTTTCTCCTGGTAATGTATACTGTTCTTCAATCCATTACGTAATGTATTGTTATACTGTATTTAGCAGATATGGATAAAAATGGTGCTTTAAGGTAGCAAATATAAAGGGGTAGAAAAGGTGTAAATATATGCATGAGACCGTTATGTCCATGTGGTTTAAGGCCGCGTGCAGTTAATTATAAGAAGGGAAAGAAGACCTACTATAGGAGCCTATGCGAAGTTTGTATGAAGCATGGAGTCAACCACGGAATTCCTAGATGGTATAGGGCAGGCTATCGCATGAAGAATCAATGCGACAAGTGCGGTTTTAAATCAGAGCATGCGGAAGTATTTAGGGTATTTCATGTTGATCAAAACCTCGACAACTGTCGTCATTCTAATCTAAAAACTGTGTGTGCAAACTGTAGGACCATGCTGGCCAAGGAAGGAATACGTTGGAAGCAGGGTGATTTAGTCCCTGATTATTGATTCGATCTTTCTATATAATTCATCAATAGTGGCATCATTGGTAATTTCATGATCAAATTTGGTGCCTACCCATGCCCACTCAGATGCATGAATTTTGCTAATTTTCATATTATTGATGTGTATATTTGATCCAGCATTTGCTTGGACTGCTGATTCATACCAACTAGGAAGTTCCCCTCGCTTGATCCAAATAATCTTACCGCCAAGATTCTTAATTGCTTTAATTTCATTAGGAAAACGAACATCGCTAACCACAATGTCATCTTTACTTTGTCTTAGTTTGTTTTCCAAACTAGCAATCCAAATATCATCGTGAAATGTCTTACGGCACACTTCGGTGCCCCAATATTGCAGCACCCATCTAGGAGTTAGTGTTGGCATTGCCAGCCTATCTGCCCACCAAGGATCTATTTGTTCGCGCCATTCACGAGCTTCTTTTGTTCGTCCCTCGACCATGGTTCTGTCCCAACCAAATATGGAAGCCACGGCATCTTTTAATGTATTTGCAAAACTTTCTCGTCGATATCCGTGATCGTTAACCAGATAATCAGCAACGGTATCCTTGCCGCTACCGATGAATCCGCAAAACCCTATAATCATATAACTCTCCTAGTAAAGTTATATTATAGCGTCTTTAGATTAAATGTCAAGTGTTTAATAGAAGGGTTTTGGCTGTCCTGGCTTGCCTGTATTAAGTTTTCTTGCCAAAACACTTGCCGTGTTGATTGATTTGGTTCTTTGCTGTCTACGTGCTTGAGTAGGAGAAGTTCTAGCACGAGTAGTTTTCATTTTTTGTGCTCTTGCTACATTATACTGCTGCACACATTTCGATGGATGGCTCACCTGTCTCCCTGCTCTTGGACCTACCGAACATCTAAAGCGAAGTTTGGTCTTACCACCTCTGGCAGTAGGAGCGGCTCGTCCCCATACCATCTTGGCTACTTCGTTGAACATTGTGTTCAGTTCTTCTTCATTAACTAGTTCAGAAATTCTCATTAGCCTATGATCCAACTGTATCCTTGGCCACCCGCAACCTGTGTTCCAAGTTCCATGGTAAGTCTTTCAATATCGTTAAAACCTTCCTGCTTCATGCTGGCTCCGTTAAGTGCTGTTCCACCTTGTGGACCTGCGATAGATGCAAATTTTTCACGAGCCTGTCCTAGCATGACCTTGCAGTTTGCCAGTGTGTAGTCCTTGATCCACTGTCCTGAATACACGTCTTCAATTATAACAAAGTCTGGCTTGTCATTGTAGCACCATAATAAAACTTCTTCTGTGCCTCTTGGACGCTGCATGATTATTAATTTCTTGCTCTGTGGATTCCATGTAAAGTTAATGAATGATCCGAACATCTTTCCAACCAGTTCCTGATATTGTGCAAACAGTTCATATGTTGCCAGACCGCCCATGTTGGTCGAACTCAGTAGATATGTATTTGTGTAGGCTAGGTTGAATGGTTCAAACACTGTTCCACCAGTTCCACTGCCTGTTCTGGATCCAACGCTTCTTCGATATATCTGCCTTACCTGCTGTATTTCTCTGGGAAGAATGTATTCATTAATGTCCTGCTCTAGACTGAGAGTAATGTAACTTTCCTCTACTGAATTATCAGAACGCTGCCTAAAAACGCCTAGTGCCCTTTTTAGTGCTGTTTCATAGTGTTCTGGATCAAGTTCAACATCGATCATACCGTCGCCTAGGAACAGTCTCACATAGTCGAATACTTCTTGTTTTGCTTTGTCAATTTGGCTCATATAACTATTTATGCCTTGTGCTAGAAACGGTAAATACATATGTTATGCCAAGACTCAGTTTATATCGCCCGGAAAAGGGCAACGATTACAAGTTCATAGACAAGACTGCCTGGGAAATGTTCCAAGTTGGCGGCACCGACGTGCTCATGCACAAGTATCTGGGTGCCGAAGCAACAGCAGATACCACTGGATCACCATCGCAGCCCAAATATGATACTCTAAGCCCTACGAACATACAGGATATGCTGTTCCTTGAAAATAGGGATAGAAAGTATGATCCTGATGTTTTTGTTATGCGCGGTGTATATAATGTGCAGGATATAGACTTTAATCTAAGCCAATTTGGACTTTTCCTTCAGAATGATACAATATTCATTACATTTCACATAACTGATACAGTTGAAAAACTTGGTAGAAAGATTATTCCTGGTGACGTAATTGAATTACCACACCTCAAGGACGAATACGCACTCAACGATTTGAATTATGCACTAAAAAGATTCTATGTTGTGGAAGACGTAAATCGTGCTGCGGAAGGATTTAGTGTAACATGGTATCCACATCTATACAGAGCAAAATGTAAACCACTGGTAGATTCACAAGAGTTCAAGGACATACTGGATCAGATTGCGGACTCGGAAAATTTCAAGGGAACTTGGAATCCGGATTCAACATATTATCCAGGCGACACCGTTACTGCTCCTAATGGTCAGAAGTATACTGTTACTCAGGAAGTGACGGGCATAGCACCACCAAATACCACATACTATAAACTTGCTGACACTCTCAAAGACATTATGTCAACCTACGAGAAGGAAATGCAGATCACTCAAGCAGTATTGGATCAGGCAGAAGCAGATACTCCTCAGAGCGGTTACGATACTACAAAACTTTATACACTACAAAGAACAGAAGATGGCAAATCAGAACTTGTGTCAGCAGACACAACTTTGGATGATGCAACTCTAGATACTGTAACTGCTGATACAGTATACCAATCAGCAGAAGCAAACGGATATAAAGGCTATCTAGTAGAAGACGGCATTCCACCTAACGGTGCACCTTTCACGCAAGGCATAGCATTTCCGATCGGTCCTGCAGAAGGACAATTTCATCTTAGAACCGATTATAAACCAACCAGATTGTTCCGCTATGCTAAGGGTAGATGGAGCAAGGTAGAGGATGACGTGAGAACAAATATTACACACCTAGGTCCAAGTGACGTTGCAGCAGGTGCGGACTTTGCTGGTAAGGTTGAAAAAGAAACTCAGAAAACATCATTCATTAATAATACCAATGAAAATGTTATTGATGGGCAAACTGTTAAGGAAAAACAAAGTCTTTCAAAGGCACTTAGACCAAAGGCGGATGAATAATGAGAATAGATGAAATACTAGGATTTGCAAGAACAAGCAGTAAGAAACATACGGTTAAGAGGCGTCCACCTGAAAAGGAAGAGGAACCTATTGCACTAAAGATAAAACAGCGCCGAGCAGCAGCAGCCAAGGGCGATGAAAAAGCATTTACACACGGATTTAAAAAATAATGGATTTTTTCTACGACGGACAGATTA